GATTGACAGCTGAATTTTCTAACTCATCAATCGTACTAGCCCAATCAGCGTAGGTGTCATCATCAACGTTTAAATAGTTTTGATAATTAAAAATAGCCATAATAGTGGGTTTCCTTTCCCTAAATTATAACATAAAAAAAAGACTATTTCTAGCCTTAAATTTTATGATTAACCAGCGACCGCAACAGATGATGTCAATGCACGGTTAGCAGCCAACAATGAACCAGCCACATAAGCACGACTTTCAACATATTGAGCGTTCTGTTGGATTACGAATGAGCCAAGTGTTTCAACACCAGAACCTTGGAAGCCAATCATGTATGAGTTAACATCAACGATTGTATAAGGGATTTCAACTTGAGCACCATCTGCGTCTAACAAATCAGTAGGAACCAATGCCTTAGCACCGAACGTAGTTTGTCCTAACAAGATAGCAGCACTCACAGCACCATCACCACTTGCCAACTTAGCATTAGCAGTGTTTGAGATGAAGATAACCTTTTGTGAACCCTTAACCTTAGCAAAGTCAGAAATGATGGCTTGACGCAATTCATCTCCAGTATAGTTTGCTGGTAATTGTGTACCCGCCAATGTCAACTCATCACCCAAGATAGGATAGACGGCTGTGAAAGGTGTTCCGTCTTCGTTCACAACACCACCACGCAAAATGGCTTGTCCCAAACGTTCGATAACATAGGCAGGCAATTCGCGCATAAGCCAGTCAACCAACGCACCGCCCTTTAAGAACGTCATATGGTCAAGACGTTGCAACTTGTAAATAGCCATAGGGACCAAGTTACGAATTTTGAACTGTGTTTGTTGGATAGTCTTATCAGCCAAACGCTTATGACCAAGAGCACCAACGGCATTCTTAGGTTCGATAACGATTGAACCGGCTTCAATATTGAACACAGGCTTGAATTGAGAAAATACGACATCTTCTTCAACGGCTGTTTCAATTGCCGAAATAATCTTAAGTGGTACCAAGTCGGCTTCGTTAACATCTTGTGTAATTACGCCAGCTTCGTCCATCTTTTCGAGCCACAACTTTTGGAAGTCTTTTCCGTTGTTGCCTGCTCCAAATGCCAATGTAGCATAATCTGAAACAGCTTTATTACTCTTCAAATATGATTGTAATTCCATGATAATATTTTCCTCACGTGGGTTTTATTGATTAGTGCTAGTATATCACAATAATTATTCTTTGTCAAACTTTTTCAAGATTTTGCCGAGTCGTAAGGCTTGCATATTATCTGATACGCTCAACTTTTTAACAAAACTAACCAATTCATCTACTGACTCCATTGCGTTATCTGGTTGTGAGTCGTCTGGCTTATCTGAATTGTCGGCTGGTTCTTGTGACTTAATAAAATCTTCCAAGTCCTTTTTTACGTCAGCAATGGCGTCCAGTACGTCTTGCGTTGTTGGTTGCTTGTCATCTGTTGGTGTTGCTACTGGTTCTTGGTCTGCCATTTTAATATTCTCCTGTTTAATAATTTCTAGGCTTTGTGTAATAGTTGCTTTGGGGTCTGCTGGTACTGGTGTAACTGATAATTCCAACAAATCAATATCATCAATGTTGTTATCTTCATCAATTTCTCCAACTCCGAACCCAATTGATACGGATAGAACGCCAGCATTGATACCCTCTAAGATTTGTTGTCGATTAGCAACGCTTTCAAAGATAGAACCTGAATAAGCCAAACCATCATCATCAACGTTAGTCATAGTTGCTTCACCAATTGGCATACTAGACCAGTCATGGGATAATAGTAGTGGTACTTTTTTACCAATAACCTTTTTACCCGCCTCTTGGGTTACTGTAATACCTGAACGAGTACGAGTAAGTGAGTTAGCAACCCCCTTAATTTTTCCGTCATTCGTTTCCAGTTGTGCTTGTGTTATTAACGTTGCTTGTGTTTTCATTAGCCGTGCTCCCTGTCTGTAATAAGGCATTAACTTCTGGATTGTTAAGTGCCACAGCATTTTTGTTACTAAATATAATTTGTCCCAAGCCATCTGGATATGCTTCGAGACCTAAGTTTTCACGCAAATCATCATTGACCGTTGTACCAGTATAAAGCGTTTCTTTTGCGAACGTTGTGAAGCTCTCTAATGTGGCAAATTGAACCAAGTCAAGAATAAGTTTAATACGTGAACCAGCAATATATGAATTATAGTCAAATAACTCTGCATTAAGTAGTTCTTCAAACGCTCCCATCAACGGTCTTAATTGACTGGCGTAGAAGGCACGATACTCTTCTTCAGTATATGAGCCATCAAGTAATTTAGATGATATGTGCAACTGTTCGTAAATCAAAGCACGTAAATCAGCCAATGCGGTTCCGTCTGGATTTGTAAGATTGGCGTGGTCTTTGGTACTTTCATTAGTGTTAGTTAAGAATGAGCCAAAACGTTTAATCTGATTATTTACCGCCGTCAATCGTGGATTACTTTTCGTTTGGAAGTCTGCTGATTGACTCTCATAAGCATTAACGTTGTCATTTTCTTTTCTAACATCATTAGCTTTGATAGAACTTTGAATTTCAAGAACGTTAGAACTCTGTTTCGTACTTAAAATATCAATTAAGTTGGCATATTTGTCTAACAATGTGCCGGGTCGTTGTAACTTTAATTGAGGATATTCATAAACCTTAAAACCTTGTTTATCTGGTTGTGTAGAATAAATTTCAATACTAGTCGGAGCTTTGGCGTTTGGAGCAAAATAAACTTTGTAATAGACTCTACCAAATTTTAACAAGCCAAATGCAAACTCATACATCATCTGATTGGCCGTTTGATTGTCACTTGGTTTTAAATTAAGTAAGTAATCTAATCGTTGATTATTGCTAACATTTTTTAGGACAAACTTGCCTTTTGTAAATTCACGAGCAATAAACTTGACAACTTCTTTGTGGATATCTAACTCAAAGCTCTGACCGTCTGCGTCTAAGTAAATATAGTTATTTGTACCATTGCTTGACAACGGTGTAACTGCGTTTGGGGTTAAGAAATTACTTACCAAAGCACTAAAATCAAAAGCCATAGTATGCCCTTTCAAAAATGTATTATCTTTATCGCTAATTATATCACAAAAAAATGAGGTAATCAACCCCATTCAAATAAATTATCGTTTAAGTTATCAAGTTGTGCTCGATACGCCATAATTAAAGCCCAAACAGGGTCAATTTTATCCGCTGATTTCTGTTTATTGGGGTAAACTTGTCCCGCTCCATCTACTTTGACATTGACGTTATTAAGAGACCAAACCATTAGCGTATCTAATAACTGCATATTATTTTCTGCAATTTTACCCTTGATGAGTTGGGTTGGTTCGCTGACAACATTCGTTATTGGTCGATATGGCTTATATAAATCGGATCCGAATTCATCTGTTATCAACTTAATAAACTCTTTGGCATAATAACTATCGCCACCCATTCCAATGACCTGTAAACCGTTGCTATAAACATAATCACGAACCCATTCAAATATATCAGAACTATCTATGTTTCCGCCATCTTGTAAGGTTAGTTCATCATTAGCTATAAAATTGGCATAATGTAAACGTTGCTCCTTGTTGGTGTGTTCAGCCATAGTAATTTTAGGTAGCCAAGCATGTGACTTAACCTTAATTTTACCATCACTTTCCCAAAAAATAGCCACAGAGGATAAATCGTTTTTAGCTGACAAGTCCCAACCAACATAAACCTGATTATCAAAATAAAAGTCGTGTGGTGCAATGGCTCTTTCTAACTCTTGTGTCGTGAATAGTGAGTTATATTGGCTTTGTGGGATATTGAATGACTTAGCTAAAAACTCGGCTTGTGCTACTGGATTGCCTTTTGTTTTCATAAAGTTTTCATACGTAATTTGTGGGTCACTAATCGACTTAACAAATGGCATTGCTTTTTCGTACATTGTAATATCTGTACTCTCTTGTAAATCGTCCAATTGGTAAATCATTGGGAACGTACTATAATCCTCAATTTCTCCGTCTAGTATTCTCTCCCACCGCTTGAAATAACTATCAAAAACGCTATCCCTAGTCACACCGTTAGTTGAGATATATACCGTGGTAAATCCAGTTCCTTTACGTTTTGGGGCCGAACTCTTTCTAATGTTTTCAATAACGTTGGTTGTATAACTGTGGAACTCATCAAAAATAGCCATACGGACATTGACACCATCAGCCGTTTTATTATCCATTGCCTTAATTTCAATTTGGCTATTAGTAGGAGTCCAGCGGATTTTACCTTGAATAGGCTGTATCAAGTCCATTTTTTTAAAGTCGTATAATGGGCTTCTATCATCACTAACCATATCCGTTGCAGTTCTAAATGTGTTCTGTGATTGGTTGACAGAATTACTCATAACCAACACGTCTTGTCCCCTGTGGCTATCTACAATCATAACAGCCAAAGCTAGACCAGCCATAAACGTAGACTTACCAGAACCTGCACCAATTATTAAACCTAAATCAGTAATAACAGGTCGTCCATCGTCATACTCAAATCCTAATAACTCAATCCAGAATTTTTGCTCAATTTCGAGTTTCATCTTGGAACCAGTGTCGCCTTTTTGCAAATATAGGCTGTTTTCCATGAAAGATATTAAGCGATGAGGGTATCGTTCGTTATAATTGTAATGTGATAGATAATAGGGTACTCGGTCTAGGGCTTTAATAACCCATTGTGACATTGGTTTTCCGTCTCGATATAACTTTAAATATTCGTAATACCAATACATACTCAATTCTCCGTGTCTTCAAATATTTCACGAGCCTTTTTCTTAATGTCATCTGCGGTACTGTCTGAACTAGCCACTTTCAACTGCTCTAGTTTTTCCTGTGTGATTGGGTCGAAGTATTGTGGATATACTCTTTCAAAGAACGATAGACTTGCTTTTAAGTCTTGTTGCTTGGTTGTAATTTTCTCACGGTTTAAAATTCGTTCGCCAGTCGTATCATCAACATCAAAATATTGTTCGGTCGTTACGTTGCTAGTCTGTAAAAAGCCGAGAAATAAATCTAAAATTTCGCTTGGTACTTGGCTAGATTGAAAACTATCTCCGGCGAATAGCTTTTTTTTAATTTGTCCCATATTGGTTATTACCTCAATTTAATAGTTATAAAATCTACTTGATTGGTGTAGCGGTATAAATTTACTACTTGGCTTTTTGAGCATTGCAAACGTCTTTAGGCTCTCTTGCTTGCTTGTGTGCCTCATCATGCCTCGGAAAACATTATATTTATAATTCATTTGGTCGAGAATGTCAGGGTTTTCGATATATTGCTCATCATAGTTTGCTTCAAGTGCGTAAATGTCTGCGTTAGACAATAGGTCTTGATAATGCTTGACCGTCTGATACATACTTGAACAATCAGTGATGTAAACTAGCTTTTCGTTAGTATCTTTTTCAACAATCACAAACCCATGATTTTCAATATCATGAGGGACTAAGAATGCTTGAATAGTAAAATCTTCGGTTTCAAATGTACCTCGGTTGGTATGAAAATATAAACCTTTGTACTTGCCAAATAGTCGATTGATACCGCTTTGATTTAAGTGGTCTCCATGTTCGTGCGTGATGAAATACTCGTGTGGCAATTCTAAGTTATTTTTTTCTAATAGGTTATGCCACTTTGAGTATGATAAGCCAAAGTCAAGTGCGATATTCTCGTGTTTACCCTGAACGATTGAAGCATTACCAGATGAACCGGTGGCTAATACGTATAATTTCATGATTATCTTCTCTTATCTAATTTTAATAAAAAAACCAGCCGTATGAGGGC